GTTCGATCCGGTATATAAGCCTATTATTTTTAAATCGCCACACTACATACTATAAAATATAAAATATTTTGCGATTCGCTATCAGTCCTGTCTCACGAAAGTGTGAGCCCAAGGGTCTAGCGGCACTGATTCGGGGTTTGCTGCTCCACAATGTAACGGATCATTAATGTGAAGCCCTATTCAGTTTCATACATATAATTATTTTTGCTAGGAATCTTTATGAAACTCCCTCCTAGCTAAGAGTCCTCGCTGGGCCCGGCCAAGGCTTGCAGAAAGATACAGGTAACTTATATCGCGCCAGCTGTGGGGCGCTTTCTGCCCCCTCCGTGGAGGGGGCAGATTCAGATCTTAATCAGATTGGCCAAAGTATGACTTATATCCATTCAGCATTGAAAATCTGAGAGAGTCATAATCTCCCATTGCTGGCACTCGCATGTTGTTATCTACAAGTGCATCAAAAATTTCTCTTCGGTGTTGGTAAAATTCAGATCTTGAGTGTAAACTTAATTCACGGAGGACGCACTCTACAATAAGTGGTAAGACTACCTTCTCTGGCATCGTTTGCGATACCAGTTGGGGATGTCCAACACAGTTCTCATTTGTAACGGTCCTATCCATCGGCCTTCCTCCTGTGAATATGTGAAATGTCTCTTTAAGAGAGTCACTTCTTTCAAAGATCTTGTGAGCGGAATTGAGTCTTGGTCCGCTGATTTCTGTTCATCGGTATATGTCATTCCTAAGCTTTTGGCTGCTGCTGTGATTGAGTGTTGGTTGAAGTATGTTTTAATCTTCGGGCTTACATTAACAACATTATCATCACCATAAATGGCAATTTTAACATTGCGTTCAAAATCTGACATGGTTGCTAGGTGTTTAGGTACTGCTCTGAGGTAAAAGATGCGCATCAGCATCTGTCCAATGATTGTATTCACTGTTGCGGTCAAATAGACACCTGATGGCATCGAATGAGTCCACATGTACACATCGTTGTTGATGACGTGTAGTGAATTTGCAATATCTGCCATTAGAATGGTGCGAACCTTATTTCCTTGTTCGTCTTTTCCATACCACTTGTTAATGACGGATAGTGCAGCATACAATAATTGGGCGGATACTGATCCATCCCAGTTCGAATAATCTCCTGCGACAATGTTCTCTCCGTGTTGCAATAAAGTCTTTGCAACTAAGTTCCAATCTTCAGCATAGCAGTTTGTTCCTACTAAGCTTTCATTTTCAATGCGTCCTTCTGCTTGAGCAGCTACGAACGCGCCAAAGTACATTCGGCAGGCAACTGTGAAATCTAGCGGGGAGCCAGAAAACACTCTAGTTTTGCCTTGGTCAACTTTTTCAATTGGTCTGGTTTCATCTTTCAACAAATCTATCCACAAAGTAGGATATCGGCGGCCAGCTAAGGCAAACTCAATCCTCTTTTCCACATGATAGATAAGGTCTTCTGAAATTTCTCGTGTTTCAAGATCAATCCAAGTCTTCTTTCCTCCTTGGCGAGGTTCTTTTGTCAAACCCCAGGGGAATCCAGGGGAAGTTGAGGTTGTTAATGAACCAAAATATTCGTCTCCTTCAGTGCCAAAAATGGCTTCACGAACATTATATATACATCGCTTCCGTCTATACGGGGTGGCATTGACATATACTCTGGCAACATCTTCAATCACAATTCCCATAGTTTCCTCTGAAATTGGTGTCAAAACTTTTCCACATTTCTTGAGTCCTTCCATTAATGGGTTCCATAATAGTTCTTTTCCTTCTTCAAAATGCATAACGAACGGTTTGAGATATGCTGGTTTCTTTTCAGATTCCATGCAACATCCCGAGATCATTGTTCGTTCCAAGGTTGATGTTCCTACACTTCCGGCAGGGAAGGGTAGTTTGCCAACTGCGAAAAAGGCTCCTTCTGGGGCCTGAGATTCAACGCAATTGATCAATTCAAGGGGTGGGAAACATTGGGCTTCCCAACCTACTTTCTTCAAAACAAGTTCAATCTTTTCTTTATACACACACATAGCATATCCATGACCTGGTCGGCCAGCAACATGCATTCCAATAATTTTCTTATCAAAAGCTGAGTCACGTAAAACTAACACACTTCCACAATCACCTGCTTTGGTTTCTGCTCGATAAGCATAACCTTTGCGACATTGGTATTCATGGGTTCCATCATTATATTTAGCATCTTCACATTCAACAATCAAATTCTGCATATTATAAGAAACAAAGTTTCCATCATTCACATCAATTATTCCACAAAGTTGAGCAGATCGGCCTTCCACGCGGGGAAGATCTTGAGCGGTTACAAAATGGTTCAAAATATCTGGATACTGAGGGCAACTGTTTGGGAAGACCATCATAAGGAGGTCTTCTTTTTCACCACGTGTTGTTTCAAAATCGTAAAACTTCACGCTGCTGAGATTAACATTAAAATATGGTCTGTTGTCAAGGAAGCGACATTGGACTGCATCGACTGGGCAGTTGGTCTTCCAATGTTTGTAGATTAGCGCGCAGGTTCCTCTTACGAAGATTCCCTTAGCTATCTCTGCTCCATCTTGAGTGGTTAAAATAAACTGGTTTCTGAAAATTTTCTTGGAAATTACTTCCCAAGCGTTATTGTCTAATAATCCTTCAGGAGAAACTTTGGCGTCTTCATACACTTCTTTCATTGCTGTAAAATATGCAGAAGCACTTGGGTTTCCTTCTGTGATATACTGTCTGGGTTCATCTGATTCAATCCTAATATTTGGTACTCTTGCATCCTTCACATTGAACGATTCAATTCTGGTATTATTCATTCTTGCATCCTTCAAATTCATTGATTCTGGGTCTTGAGATTCAATACGCACATTCTTTGCTCGTGCTTCTTTCAAATTCATCGATTCAGTTTTTGCAAATTCTGACCGAACTTTCCTCTTTCCTTCTGTTACAAATTTGGAGTACGTCTGATCGTATGAATAGTTTTTCTTTTCACATTCTTCACGCCACAATTCATTATAGCGTTTTTCAAAAGCTTGAACTTCTTTGTCATTGAAAATCTTTGAAGCAAATTGAGGGTGTTTATCTAACCCTCCATGTAACATCACATGAAAACATCCAGGTCCATTCACATCATCAATTCTCTTACGATAAAATTCAAAGAGAGACTTTGGTTGATTTTTGGCATCAAAAATCAATCTACGCATTGCGTAATAATCAAAACGATTAACAAAGCCTACATTAGTAAAAATGTGAGCAATCTTGGCATTCAGGTCTTCTTGAATACCTTCTCCAAAGAAATTGCCTGCTTGGCAATATGGGCAATCTGCCTTTTCAATCTTTGCTGTAAACAGCATAGGCAAACTAGTTTTGAGAAAAAGGTTCTCAGGGACGTTGTCAATAGTCCATTCCTTGGGTTCACTGATTAATCCTAATTTCTGTCCAAGTACACTAAATAATAAAGAACACACACTAATTAAAGTAGCAACAATTTGCCACATCATAACTGATCCTAATAAAGTAATAAAAAACATAATTTTCGGGTAATTCCCGAACCATTCAGTCAATTTAAACGAAGCATCAAACCATGCAAATCTCATTCTTTGCCAAAAAGTATCACCTTTAAAGCAAGTGAGTAATTCCTTCTCTTCTTCAAGAAGGAAGATCGGGGTCTGATTCAATTCAGATATGTCATGAGGAATAATTATTCCACTTTCAAGGGCAGTATTCAAACCACTCCTGAAACATTCATCCAATTCTTTTGTACATCCATTCCTTTTACACTGAGCTGTCACTTGATCAAAAACTTTCGAAATTCTAACTGCGGCTTTCCTGTTTACTGGTTTGTATGTATCCATAAAAGCTGCGACGCCTCGTTTCACATAAAGATCAACAAGGTCACCACAACTAGTATCAATACTGGCTGTTGACAAAAATTTTCCATAATACATTCGCTTGATTGCTCTTGCGCATGCATCTACTGTAAAGCTGGGTGGTAATTTCTTGGTGTTCCAGTTTGTGCTCCATATTTTGTAAACATAAAGCATTGGGTTGGAAAAAGCTCCATAGCTTCCTCCAAATGCTGCTGATTGTGATAAAAATGATTTCAAATATTCTGGGATATTGGGGTCTTTGTCCAATATTTCGGATATTCCTTTTGCTGCTACACTAGGGAATATAACTGGGTTCATTGAAGCATCACGTTGAGAAATAAAATATTGCAAAATTGCACGATCATCATCCTTACATTTATCTGGGGACATTTGCGCTGGCAACTGTCCTCTCAAAAACATTACAAATAATTGTCCCACAACTGTTGTTGTGTCAATTCCATCCAAAAATGAAGCCTGAGCGGCTGAAACATTCATCAAAATAGTATCAAATTCATTATACCACTTATCATACACAGTCTTAATTTGTGCATTTTGTGGTTCATCATACTGAGCTCTTGCTACTTCTCGCTGCAAAGATTTCAACATCTGATACAATTCATCAGTTGGTGCTATCTTTCCTTCATACCATTCTTCTGTTCTTTTCACACATTCTTCATGCAATTCTTGAGCATTTCGTCCTGTTCTTGGGACGTATGGATCATTGTCGGACTGAGCGGTCCAATTCTTCATGGTGTCTGTAACCATGGCATCGAACGTTCCATCAGCAATAGATTCATAAATAGAATCCAATGAATGAGCTGTATAGTTATTCAGTTCATTCAAAAGTTTCTCTCCACGAACCATTTGTGCTTCATACTTGAACGTAACGAAAGAAATAAATTCCTTCCAATCCATATCATCTTGTCCGTCTACATGAAAAACATAACATCTCGGGTCAAATTGAGACGCACACTTTGAAACATCAAGTTTACGAATGTCACCATTTTGAGTGGCAACAGTACACGAATATTCTGGTAAAACATCAACTTCTGCAACAATATCCATTCTCCGATGAAAAGCATCAGGGAATGTAAGAGATTCAATCCGAGGTACTCTCGAATTACTGGT